TAAAGTGTTATCTATTTCACTCATGCTCAATCACCTTTGTATTTGGGGAGATGTGATTAGCAATGTCACTACAATGGTCGGTGCGGTCGTGGTCGGCTAGAGCGGTGCGGAGGTCTGCAATAGATACATATTCAAAATCACATTCAGCTAATGGCTTGTATTCCAAAAATTGCTGCTCCTTATCGTGATAAAAACAAACCACCCCATCCACCACACAGAAATACTGTTTCGGATCCAAGCAAAAATATTCAGGACTCTTAGCTGTTGTTAGTAAGCATGAAGCTATCGCCTCAGCCATAGGAAATCCTAATTTCTCGATTAAGTTCATGCCGCCACCCCCAAACCTTGACCCACAAGCATCAGCTTATGTGCCTTAAATTCCATTTCATGTCTAAAACTTTTGAATGTTGAGAAACAGGTTAAACAACAGTGATTTGTTTCGATTTCAAAATCCCCTTCGATGCTTTCCAAATACTTCTCAAGCTCAGAATTAAAGCCAAGCCATTTCTTTTTAAATCCACCATCCTCAACGTAAATGTCTGAATCCACATCCCCCAAAAATTGCCATAGGTGCATGGTTGTCGCAGTGGCAAGCTGGAAATCAACATCCACCTCTTCACCAGTCTCTTTATTGACAGCATGAATACGGCTCACGATATGAAAACTTTGCTCAGGCGGGATGGTCTGAGTTTTTAGAGCCAAAGCTAAATCACCCTTATGCGCATTCATCCAGACTTCCAGTGGTGTATGTGTTGACTCTTGCGGATCAACACCACCAAGTAAGTGATGCATCTCAATAATGCGTTTCGCTTCATTTACTTCCCAAGTCATCTGGAATTTATGCACCTTCTGCTGAATGATTTGCTTTGGGTTATATTTTTTATTGCGCTTTTTCATCCCTGTGCTCCAAATAGTTGTTTAGCTTTGTCGGTTGCTTTTAGGCTTAATGGTTTTGAGCTGTTTGATTCTAAATATCCCTCAGCCATGAGCTGCCTAATAAAAGTCAAGGTTGCTCGCTCTGAGACCCCAATCCACTGCTTGACCTCAAGCACACTTGTTCTGCCTCTCTTTTCGATAATCCCTCTTAAAACAATCACAAGTCGCTCACCTTGTTTGACTGCGTGGCGAGTGCTGAAACAACCCACGGTTTTATTGTCGTTTTGGTCTTTCATCTCTCGATCTCCACAGTCATACCTGCATGATCCTGCTCAACCACAGATATTCCGCGCGTGATTGCTGCTTTGCTTGGTAGTTTTTTGAAATCAATCAGATTCACTTCATGGCAGTGTTTGCACATGAATGAATTTTTCTTTTCCAGTTTTTTATAAATTTCCCGCGCCTCGGATAAAACACTGTTATTTCTTTCTGTAGCCCGATTGAGGTGCTTAAGGTGCTTTTGAATCCACCAGATCGGGTTTAAGCGAACATTGCAGTCAGTGCATAAAACTTCATTTTCTTCCGCTGAGATCTGGATATTTTTATGTTCGCAAGTGCCGCGCCCAGACTTACGTGAAAACTTAATAACGTTTTCTGAGGTGTTGATACTTATCGTATGGTCTTCTTTGTAGCTCACACCCCACCCCCTACTTTTTCATCCAAAAAACGAACTGCTTGCGGTAATTTCTTCTGTTCAGCCTGTAAAGCCGCCTTGTACGCCTCGAAGTCATCAAAAGGATCAATGTGCTGCATCTCTATGGATTCCCAAGGCTGCGTTTCTTTCACGTCCTCGGTCATCTTGTTCACATTGCGCTTGATGTGTGGTGCAAGCTTCGCAAGTGCTTCTTGAGCAATAGTCTTGTATTTCAAAGAATCGCTTTGGATTTCAGCGCTAGTTTGTTTGTGTTCAAGTTGAAGTGCTGCTTCAGGCGCAGTTAAAAACCCGTCAACTTCTGCTTGTTTAATCGCAGCAATCGCTTGGTCTTTATCAGTTCCAAGTGAAGTGACATAAATCGGCTTCAACCCCTGATCCTTGGCTTGAGTTACAAGGCGGTCATAGGCATCACAAAATATTTTCTTTGCTTCAGCACGCTGATACTTGTCACCAGTCTTAATCAATTCTTCACAACGGCTGAATGCTTGTGCCATTTGCTCAGTCCAGATCACTGTTAATTCTTGACCATCAAAACCAATAGATTTTTCAGCAATCGCCCATGCTTCATGTGAGCCTAACCAGTCGTCGGTCTTTGGTTCGCACCAAGAACGGAATTCAGGGATTGTTGGTGGCCATTGTTCTTGCAGCATACGAGCATAACCACGAGCAAAGTCATCCATGCTCAATCCTTGATAGGCTTCAACCATGGCTTGCTTGAGTTCATCTTCATGGACACCTGCCCACTGGTCGATAAACTTCTTGCCGTAGTTAATACGCATTTTACTAATCAGACGTTGAGCGTCTTCTTTGGTGAACTCACGCATGACCCACCTCTTCAATCAGTAATGACTTTTTTGGTGTTACATCTCGCTCACCAAATGCTTGTTGTTCAGCCTGTCTCCAGCGGTCATGTTCATTCGCTGTACGTTGTTGTGCAGTCTGATATGTTGCGACTGGCTGCTGCTGTTCGTTCTGATACCAGGTAGCCATAAACGCACCCCATGGCTTTTGACGCTTCAAACAAAAATCAATTGCTTGTGGCAAACTCAAATTGGCTTTCTGTGATTCCTCAACAAGTTTTTCAAAAGCGTTTTTTGTATTTACAGCCTTCTTGGCTTTGCGCACCTGCATAAACTCAGCAGCTGCTTCCTCACTTACACCTGCTTTTTTGAGTTCATTCTTGAATACAAATTTTGGCTGTGGTGTTGGTGCGTTTTCGACAACGTCGAAACTACTATCTTCAGGAATTAGGTTAAGGGAATCAGGAATCAGGTTAAGGGAATCAGCACGATTAGTTCCGTTTTGATCGTGATTAATCTCGATATTCTGTAAGTTGTCTGAATTTTCAGACTTTTTTTCATCAGACATAGAAATATCAGGAATAGAGCTACCACTCTCTCTTTCATTCTTGTGTGGGTTCTGATGTTTGCCAAAATTGATTACTTTTATGTAGCGTTGACCTTGTACGGAATAGATCGAGATAAATCCAGATTTATCTAGAGCGATCACGAGTTGCTCAATATCGCATTCGTCATACGGGAGAATCTGCACCTTTAAACGCTTTGGTTTGTACTCAAAACAACCCTTGAAGTCGGCAATTGTCCACATTCCAATGAATAGGATTCGAGCTAGCGGCTCAAGCTCCGATAATTCATCATTAGTAAAGAATGCTGGTTTAATGTTTCTTGCTCTAGCCATTAAGGACTTCCTCCATTGCTTCACGGAATTGAGTCCAGTTTTTTACAGACTTAGCCAAATCCTTTAAGGCCTCCTCATCAACACCACTCTCAAGCGCATCAACCAGCCAAGCTAGCGCCTTTGGATAATCAACATAAGAAATGCGGTTTTTAAGAATCCCTCGGATATAGCAAGCTGACTTTTCCGTGTCGCCTTTGCGGTTAAAATTCGCAACCTTTGGAATGTTCTCAAACATTGCTCCAGCATCCAGAGACTTGTCTTTTGTATAAACTGGGTTTAAATCATCTATCGACTGTAGTAGCTCATGAACATCAAAGCGTTTGAGCCATTTGTTAATATGTTTCAAACCAACTTCATTTACCTGTGCGGCTTCATCAATTGATTGTTCAAAATAATCCGCAACGCTTTGGGCAACCTCGTTGTCAAAATCTTTTAACTCATCACGCCACTCAAGCATCATTTGCAACTGCTTTCTTCTTTCATCTAATTCTTCAAGCATTTTTCGCTGCTTATCTAAAATAGAATTATCAGAAATCAGTCGATCACTCTTACCCAGGTTGCAATCCGCGCATGATGTAACAAGATTTAAAATGTCATTACACCCGCCCTTGCTAACTGGATTAATATGGTCAACATGAAGCACTACATCTGGTGCAGCCTTGCCGCAGTATTGGCACTTAAATTGATCGCGCTTAAAAACCTCAAAACGCAATTTGTCTCCAATTGCCTTGCGCTTTGGCTTTTTTGTCTCTTGTGCTAACATATTCATGCTATTTATTCCTCTAAGATTAATTAGTGCCAAGCTCATCTGTTCCCGCAGATGGGCTTTTTTGTGTTTCCCAGTTATTCCCTAACAATCCCAAGCGAGCCATTCGCTCAGCTGCTAATCTTTCTGTATACCCAGTACCAAGCAAGGCGGTATTCAAAATGTCAGATGCAGCTTTATCTATGGTTTCGTTACGAGACATGGCAAGTAATGCCAAACGGTCATGCGCTTCGGGTAAAACCCCTTTGGCCCGAACCTCTCTTTTTGGTAGAGACATAAGTCCTCCTGTTGCAATTGATTTGATAAATCCCTTAATCCACATTTACTCACCTATGCTGCTGGACTGTGTGAACAGTGTTTTTTCCATAGGCACTCCAAGCTTTTACCCAAGTCGTATCCGATCCTTTTGCCACATAAGCCGTTTTCAAGATTGCTCACATAGTTTTGAGAGCAGTTAATCTCAGTAGCGATTTGGGTTTGGGTTAATCCCTGCTCCTTCAAATCAATGATCATTTTTTGCCACTGGCTCATAGAACACCTCCTATATTTTTTATAAATATATAGGTTTTCCGATATTTATACAATAGCCAAACCGATTGAAATTTGTATCACAATTCCGATAGTGGTTTTAAGGAAAAGCTCATGACAACTTTGGGTGAAAATTTAAAGAAAATTCGCAAAGCGAAAAAAATGACCCAGAAAGAATTAGCTCAAAAATCTGGAGTTAAGCAGTCTGTTATTTCTGACCTGGAAACGGGTAATGCAAAATCTACTGGATCGATTTTAGAGTTAGCTAATGCGCTTAGTGTGACTGCTGAAGAATTAAAAAAAGGCGTTTTTGATGAAACCTCATTAACAAACGTTGCACCAGTAGTTCCACGCATGGCTCCTGTTTTGTCATGGGTTCAAGCAGGAACGATGACCAATGTCGAAGCTGTTGATATGTCCCAAGTGGAAGAATGGCTGCCAATTCCAGATGGTGATTGTGAGAAGTGTTTTTACCTGAAAGTTCAAGGCTTGAGTAATTACCCAGAGTTCCATGAAGGTGATTACATTCTTGTAGACCCTACTCTGCCTTTTAGTGATATGAACTCAGGCGACATTATTGTTGTTAGAAAGTTTGATGATGCGACTTTTAAGCGCCTGGTAATTGAGCCAGATGGTACTAAATACCTACAGGCGATTAATCCTGAATTTAAACCAAACATCATTCCGCTTGATCAAGACTGTGAGTTTGTTGGCGAGGTAGTGGATTGTATTCGCTATGTTTATCGAGCTAAGAAAAAACCGCGTAAGAATTAAGAATAACAAGCTTTAGATCATTATTGTGGGGCTTGAAGTTGAGTATAGAAAAATAAGGGGTAAAGGATGGCTGAAGCTTACATCGATGTTCCATTTGAATTGTATTATGATACAAAGAATGGGATACCTATCGAGGATGCAATTGAGCAACTTAAGGCATTAAGTAAGATTATTGGAAAACAGGCTAATATTGTTTCTAGTATTTCTAACACTAGCATTGAGAGAACTGAGGTTTTTGTTAACGAGCTTATTGAAGGTAGTTGGCAGGAAAAACTTTGCATTAGACTGTTCTTTAAATCCGAGGAAGAGTATGAAAAATTTAAAAATGCTTGTGGCGATGTTGAAATGAGTGGCTGGCTTAAAACAGTCATTGCAATGGGTTTTGGGGCATTCCTTCTATTCTCTATTCAACAAATGCTGCCTCAAAAAGATGCAAAACCCCAAGTAAACATTGAGATAAGCAATAATAGTGGAATAGTTTCGTTAGGGAAAAGCATTGATTTAAGTGATGAGCAAATCAATAAAGTATTAGAAAAAAATTCCAATCCTACAAAAGCTGAAAAACAAGCTGCCCTTGATGTGATAAGTCCAGCTAAAAATGGAGGAGCTAGTCAAATTCAGTTGGTGGGTTATGATGAGCTAACTATTCCTCAAACATCTTTTGAAAACCTGCCTGATGAAGTGCCTAGTCAGGAAGGAACTGACCGAGAATCCCCTCACTCAAATATTGATTTGTATATTTATGCAAGTGATAGGGATAAGTCTTCCGTTGGCTGGGCTGGCATTGTGCCTGACTTATTTGAAAATAGGGTTAAGTTTGAATTGGGTGAAGGGGTCAATCCCAACACACTTCACGGACAAAGAAAAATAAAAGCTGATATTATTGTTCACGAAAAATATATTGCGTCAAAAAAAACCTACAAGCCATTTAAAGTGACAATATTAAAAGTCGCTTAATTTTCTTGTGCTCACTCAACCCATCCCTGTGATGGGTTTTCTTTTGCCTATTAAATCATAGTAAAAAATAAAAATATCGGTTTTTCTATATTTTTATCGGATTTCCTATTGACTATTAATATCGGTAATGCGATATTTACCTCGTAAACACAAAAAAGCCCAGCAACTTTCGACGGGAACTGGGCTTCAACACAACGAGGTCATTATGAATACAAAAGTTAATGAAGGCAAGTTGATTAGCGGGAAAGAGGCGCTGATTGCTTTGGCGAATGGTGAGGATGTTGAATGGAGACACCCAGAAAGAGATTGGTTTAAAGCACCTCAATGCGGTATGAGGACTCAAGACTTTTTCTCAGGTGTTTATCAATTCCGCCTCAAGCCTCGCACCATCTCAATCAATGGGATTGAAGTTCCTGCGCCTTTTGAGCCGAAAGAATATGAAGATTGCTACATGCTGACTGATTTGTATGAGCATGGCTACACTAGGACAAGTTGGAAATATTCAAAATCAGTTCCAGCATGGCGCACCAAAGAAGAAATCAAACAAGTCGTTGCTGCCCTTCGCCAAGTATTCGGGGGTAGTCATGACAACTAAATCCAATATTCTCAAGTCTGCTTTTATAGCAGCCCTTATCAGCACAGGACTGGTCGCGGCTTACGCATTCCAACCTGCTAAGACTCCTATCGAATTGGAAGAACCACAAGTCAACATCGCTGCACAGCAATATGAAGTTCAAAGCGTGAATTGCAATCAGGTGTGCATCGCTACTGTCAAAGCTGACGAATACAGCATCTATGTTCGTTATCAAATGGATGATGCTTCGGTGGATCGTACTGAAATCCTGAACGTAGTGCATTCCGATGAGACTGTGAATGCCTATGTTGATCGTTATGAGATTGAAAAAATTAATGCTGCGATTGCTGGGGGTGTTCAATGATTATTCAAAACAAACCTGAATTGTTCGCTCCTTGCTTTCCTTTCGCTATTGATAAGAAATCAATTGAAGTTGAACACGATGTTGTGACGTTTAGTTTCGCATTTGGAATGTATTCAATTGATTGTGAAATCAAAGGTGAACAGCTCACCGATATGGCTTATTTAGAGCCTCAATCAAACCCGCAAAACGGCCATGAAGTCGAATATACAAAAATCGAAGTTGATAGCAGAACGCTTGCTGTTGTAACTCGCTCTGACTTTGAAGAAACAAAAATGGGTGTTCAGTTCATTCTGACTGATAAGCAAGTTTTTGAATTAAATGAATGGCTTGAAGCTGAAGCAATTGAACAATTGGAGTGTGCAGCGTAATGCTGCACTGAGGGAATAACAATGAATGCACCAGTACAACATGCAACCAAAGCTTTCTTTGATCGTCCTGTGGTTCAGGAAAAATTAAAAGAGCTTGTTGGCAAAAATGCCCCTGCTTTTGCAACTTCTGTTTTGCAGATCGTGAACAGCAATTCAATGCTTGTTAATGCAGATCCACAGACCGTATTCAGCGCTGCTTGCATGGCTGCGACATTGAACTTGCCAATCAATAACAACCTTGGCTTTGCTTACATTGTTCCTTTTAAGAACAACAAAACAAACACTATCGAAGCTCAATTTCAGCTTGGGTATAAGGGATTCATTCAATTGGCTCAACGCTCAGGTCAGTTCAGCCGTATTGCTGCAACTCCTGTTTATGAGGGTCAATTGTTATCTGCAAACCCATTGCTCGGCTATGAGTTCGATTGGTCGGTTAAACCAAGTGGCAACCCGATTGGATATGTGGCGTTTTTTAAGCTGATTAATGGCTTCACCGCTGAACTCTATATGAGTAAAGAGGAAGTAATGAAGCACGCCAACAAGTACAGCCAAACAGCCAAAAAAGGCTTTGGTGTGTGGAAAGACCAGTTTGAAGCCATGGCGCTTAAAACCGTTTTAAAGTTGCTTTTATCGAAGCAAGCGCCGCTTTCAATTGAAATGCAGACTGCACAGCTTGCGGATCAAGCCATTGTTCGTGATGTGGAAACTAATGATTTTGATTACATCGACCATAGCGAATCGGTTGCAGATTTAGAGCCGCCAAAACTCACGCTGAATGATGATGAGTTTGATGCAGCACTTGAACAACTCAATGCTGGTGCGATTGATAAGGCTTATATCTTGAATGGTTACACATTGACAGATGCGCAGCGTGTAGCGGTGGAGGCTCAGTGATGAAACTATTCCGCTGTTCATCCCTACATAAACTTATTGGTGATGGTCGCTCTAAAGCGGCTGTCATCAGCGACACAGCAAAGTCTGCAATCCGTGACATTGTTAAAGAGGACTTATACGGTTTTCGCTCATTCACTGGCAACCAGTACACACAAAAAGGCAATTTGCTCGAAGATTTAGCGATTGAGATGTCTGGAAAGATGCGTCTACGCAATTATCAAAAGCACGTTGGTCGTGTTGAAAATGAGTTAATCACTGGTGAGTGTGATGTGCTTGATCTTAAGAACAAGCTGATTGTTGATACCAAATGCACTTGGGATATTGGTACACATCCATTCTTTGCAGATGAAGCAATGGAGAAAGTCAAAAAGGCTGGCTATGACATACAGATGCAGGCGTATATGTGGCTGTATGACTGCGATGTAGCGAATATTGATTTTTGGCTATTCCCTTGCCCACCTGAATTGCTAAAAGACTGGGATGACATAGATCAATTGGTTCACTTGGTAGAAAAGATTGATATTCGAGAGCGCAAAACGACTGTAGTCATCGAGCGTGACGAAGCAATCATTCAAAAAATCAAGGACAAGGTTCCGCACTGTCAAGAATATTACGCAAAGCTTTTTGCTGAACGTAGCAAGGTAAGGGTGGCTGCATGACTGAGCATATCAATACAATTTCTCGTTTACCTAACGAGCTATGCCCTGCATTTATGGAGTGGTGTGTGCGTGGCGGACATGAAATCAAAGTCAAAAAAGACCGTGTCGTTATCCGAAAAGGCACGAAAACTGGTGAGATATTTGCAAAGCGCGGTCAGATTCAACCGAGCTATTTTATGAGTGGCTACATGATTGAGCGCTTTAAGTTGTTCAGCTTGCAGTGGCTTAAATATGGCAAATCTTTTGTGAATGATCTGGATAGTTCGATGATGTCTAAATTTGTAGAAGTGCATCGTCAGATTAACTTGGCGAAGGTGGCGTGATGAGTACATTGAAAGATTTAAACAAGCATCTTTTTGATCAATTGGATCGTTTAGCCAAGGCTGATAAAGATGAGCTTGAAACTGAGGTTAAACGCGCTCAAACCATATCGCAAGTGAGTGAGCAGATTGTGGATGCACACAAAACTCAACTGGAAGCGGTAAAACTGGTGGCTCAATACAAAGGGCTTAATGAGAATCAAGCTGTGCCGCGCATTGCGCTTGGCGATATGAATGTCGAGGTTTAAATGAAATTTAAATACACGCCTGAAATGGATGCTTTTTTGATTAAGCATACAATCATGCCCCGCAAGGAATTAACCGAGCTTTTTAATGCTGAGTTTGGTGTGAGCGTCAATGTGGATCAGATAAAGGCTCACTGTCTCAGAATTGGAGCTAAAACTGGCCGCACTGGTCGCTTGAAAAAAGGTCATGTTACTTGGAATAAGGGCATGAAAGGTTATAAGCCAAGCCCTGAAACCTTGTGGAAAAAAGGCAATGTTCCTCATACAGCGGCACCAGTTGGTCATGAGTACATCACGAAAGATGGCTACATCGAGTGCAAGTTTGAGGGTGAGCGTCAAATGAAGCTCAAGCATAAGTACTTATGGGAGAAAGCTAACGGCCCTATCCCTAATGGTCACGCACTAATCTTTAAAAACGGCATTAAAACTGATTGTCGCTTGGATAATTTGATGCTTGTGAGCCGTGCTGAATTGCTTGCAATGAACCGCAAATTTAAAGAATTGCAGCGACCTGAAACAAAGGAAACTGTCGCGCTTTTAGCAAAGCTTTATGTGCAAAGTCAAAATATTGGAAAGGTGGCGTGATGGATATTCAGAAAGAAAGAGAAGCGTTTGAATGTGAGTTTAAACAAACCGACTACTACATAGCCCATGGTGATCTAAGCACTCTTATGCTTTGTGACGACCAATACGCACTGGATGATGTGCAGGTTTCTTTTGAGATGTGGCAAGCAGCCAAAGCCCAAGCGGTGCCGGAATGGTTTTTACTAATGCCACGAAAGTGCACAAACAAAATGGCGCATGCTGCCAAAGCGGTTGATGGTCGTTTATCTGCATTTAAATATGCTGATGTTTATGACGCCATGATCGAAGCACAGGAGCCAGCCAATGACTGAAGCAAAATTAAAATTCGTAGGTAATAAAATGTTTTGTAATGGATTTGAGATATCCAAGAGCGCATATGGTTGGCATGTATTAAATACAGATGGTGGATTGGCGATTGGTGTTTCAGATATTGAAGATGCAGTGAATTTTTGTATAAAGAAGGAGCCAGCCAATGACTGAAATTCAACAAACAAACATTGCAGTAGCTAATTTCATTATTGGTGAGCTACACAAAGAGAAGCCGTTTAATTTGGTGTTAGATGCAGGTCAAACAGACGCTTTATACAACATTACAAGCGAGTCGCATCACTTGCATAGTGGCTTTGTTCGTAAGCTAGAAGCAACTTTAAGACAGCGCGTAAATAACAGCACTGGTGTGATTCTTGAGATTAATTGTAATGCTGATTTGTATTATCACGTGCTGAGTAGCTATATCGCAGGGCATCAAAAGCCTGCAAACAGCATCGATCAATTCATCCAAAGCGGTGAATTTGATAAGGCTTTCCGTGATGTGTTTGGGTTGCCGATTGGTGTGGTGAAGAGTTTGGGGGAGGTGTTGTGAGTCTAATTGAGCAGTTGGGCGGGTATGAAGCTGCAAAAGCCGAGGGAGAGAAATGGGGTTTTGATGACTTCCTGAATAATCAGCTTCTCAAATACCGCCGCCAGCACAATATTTTTGAGGTTGGGGATAAGGTTGTGTCTACCTTAAATGGCGATGATTTTTGGATGAATATCATTTGCGTTATTGATGGATTTCACAAAAGTATGACCATAACTAAAGGTGGCGGACACGTTATTCATCATTATGATTTTAGACACGCCACCGATGAAGAAATCAAAGCAGGTAAAAGATTGGAGGTGAACTGATGGGAGCACTTAAGTACACCATTACTGTTGAATCGGACGCACCTCCACAGCTTTTCTTAGGTGCGGTCATTGGTGGTGCAACTGTGGTGGAGATGAGACAGGAAAAAGTCGAGTTGATTTCTGCTGCTGAGATTGCGCAAAGACATGGTATTTCAACTGCTACAGTTCGCAGGAAACTGGCAGCCATCAACCAAGGCTCAGAAGGAAAGTTTTTATATGATCCTGTGGCAGCCTTACAACTGCTCAAGGATTCAAAAACTAAACGTGGGAGAAGGAGAGCTAATTAGGCTCTCTTTTTTATGAGTTAAACATTTCAACCAGTTCGTCAGCGTCTGGGTTGTAGTAAACATTTACCAGCACTTCGATTTTCTTATGACCAGTAATTTTAGCTAATACCTCAACTGGCAATTTCCGTACTTTCACCATTCTTGAGATAGCTTCATGCCGTGTATCATGGAAGTGTAAATCTTCAATACCTGATTCTAGTTTTCTTCTTTCCCATAATTTACGGAACGCATCCGCTGACTGAGGAATGATTTTCTCATCTTCATGCGGTATTAAAGCCAGCAGGTCTTTTGCGAATTTCGATAGTGGTACATTGCGCTTGGATCCGTTTTTAGTTTTGGGCAAATGCACATAACCATCATAAATTTCAGAGCGCTTCATGCTAAGGATTTCACCTTTGCGCATAGCGGTCTCAATGGCAAATAAGAATCCCCATGCAACATAGTGCTGCGGCAATGTCGGCACCTGCCCTATTTCATATTCCAGCAACTCGAGCATTGTATCAATTTCAGCTTGAGAAATTCGGCGGTAGCGTGATTCAGGTTTAATTGGTTTGGAAATCTGCATCCATGCATTTACGTCCAGTAAGAACATTTCTTTTTGAGCATAGGTGAACATGGCAGAAAACAGGGATATTTCCTTGAGCACGGTATTTTCTTTTACTTGGGTGCTACGCCTATTACGCCAAGCTGTTAAATCTTGAGGTGTGATGTCGTGAATATTCTTATGTGCCAAATCGCCAAATTTGGTTTCAAAGGTTTTGTATTGGACAAGTATCCAGTCTTTAGACTTTGAATGTCTGCCGACCTTTTCAAAATACTCATCAAATAGTTGCTTGAAGGTGAAGATCGGCTTGGTTTCTTCTGCCACTGAATCGCCAGCGTTAGCCTTAAGTTCTAATATCTTTAAAGCAGCCCATTGCTCGCATTCTTTTGGAGTATCTCGGGTGGCTGAATAGCGCTTACCATCAAACATAAGTTCAATGCGATAAGCATCACCTCTTTTTCTAGGTTTAGGTAATTTCATCGTATAGGTCTTGGCGTAATCTTGGCGTAAATTATGGCGTATTTTCGCCAAAATGCACAACATTTGCGCCAATTGCGACAAATTACAGGCAAAAAAAAGACCTACAAGTTATTGATTTTAACTGTAAGTCTTTGAAATATCTTGGTAGGTATATCCAGACTCGAACTGGAGACCTCTACGATGTCAACGTAGCGCTCTAACCAACTGAGCTATACACCTGAAGTAAAAGCATAATATTCA